GGCACTGACGGGTTTTTTTCGTATGCGGAAAAAACGCGGGCTGTCGTTTCTCGCGCATTTAATTGCGCGGGTTCTAAGCACACGGCACTTGGCGATTCGATTAGCGAACCGACGCCTTCCAACCCACGCGCCGGTCATTGGTGGTATCGCTTATCCATCACTCCAATTCGGCTTCGGCCACACAGGGATGTCTACCGTCTGACCGGCCATGACGTGGGTGCAGTCGCTGAGGAACTGCATGCGCCCATCGACTACGAACGAATGACACACCTTCTTGATGTCGAACGCTTCGTCGCCGGCTTTCTCTGGGTCGTCGCTTGGTTCACTCCAGGTCACAAGCACAGATGGCGTGAACGTTGGCTTCTCGGCATTGCCGTTCCATCCCCAACGCGGCCCCGGTCCGCTACCTGTGGCGACCTGGTGCGCCGAGTCGCAACCTGGGCACCACCACGTGAGCCGCCCATCGGTTCCGTTTCTAAGGATTGAAGACAGCAGACCCATCGTCGCCCTCGACGTCTCTTGGTTTCAAGCCTGATTAGGGGGGGTGCTTGGCTCTCCAGCCCATTTGAGTGTCGCGAATCCCGCCCGGAAACTGTCTATAGCAAAGTTCTGCTTGACAGCAAAATTTTTCTTTGATGGAATTCTCGGCGCCCCAGTCCGCCCAGAGAAAACGTATCTCTCGGCGGACTTTTTTGTTTCTGAGACGAGGTTTCAACCGGTCTCCGCCCTGTCTGTTGGGTAGACCGGACCCCAATAAACGTCATGGCAACCCGAGGTAGACCCGCCTTTAAGCCCACGCCAGCCCTGCGGCGACACGTGGCAATCGCGGCCGGCGGCGGTATGTCCCACGAGCAAATCGCTCTGGCGCTCGGCATTGCGCGAAACACGCTTGAGAAGCACTTTGAGACCGAGCTTTCGACCGGCGCCTATCAGCGGCGGATGGAAGTTCTGGTGGCGCTCCATGCCGCAGCCAAGAAGGGCAACGTCTCGGCGGCGAAGGCCTATGCCGGTGCGACGCCGGAGTTCCTGCCGCCTGCCGAGTTCGCCGCCGCTCCGCCGCCACCGTCAGCAGCACCCGAAGCCAGGGAGGCGACGCAGCCGCCCAAGGGCAAGAAGGAACGCCAGCACGAGGAGGCCACGGTGGCCCAGGTCGGAACCGACTGGGAGCACCTGCTCCCCACGAACCCGAGCGGGATGGTGCAGTAAAGGCAATGGCCAAGCTGAAGGTCCACCGAGAGCTTCTCCACTCCGCGCTCTTCGGCGACTTCGTGAACTGGTCTCAGGTCGAGATCGTCAGCGCTGAGATGAAGCCGGATGGCGAGACGCTGGACCTCGAAATTCGTGGGAGCGCCGTGCCGGAGGTCGCGGAAGTGAATGCCGTGTTCACGAAGGAGCGTCAGGCAGTTCGCTTTGAGCCACGCCAGCCGATGGGCCGCGAATGAGTCGAGCCCGCCCCAGCAAGGCACCGTTAGTCACCACGTTGGCACCTCTGGTGAAGCGCGGCGATCTTTCGATCGGCACCAAGGCGCCGAGCGCTGCCGGCTCGTGGCGTACCGGCCTGACCGCTGCGGAGCGCGGCTACGACTACCGATGGCAGAAGGCGCGGGCCGCATGGCTCAAAGAGCACCCGCTGTGCGTCTTCTGCGAGGCGAACGGCCGCGTTGAAGCGGCGACGACCGTCGATCACAAGATTCCGCACCGTGGCGACAAGCACTTGTTCTGGGATAGGTCGAACTGGCAGAGCCTTTGCACGAACTGCCACAGCGGCCTGAAGCAGCGCCAGGAGGCGGCTGCTTGAAGGCTGCGTCCTTCCCCGGCCTCTGGCAGCGCTGGTGCGACGACGAATCGTTCGACCCGGCGAAGCATCAAGGCGCATTCGAGTTCATGACCGCGCCGCATGGGCAACGCCGGTTCGTCTTCGTGTGCCCAGGTCGCTGCAAGGCGCTGACCTTCATCGCGATCCGCCCCGTGGTCGACGGTTCACCGCAATCGTGGGAGTGGGACGGCAACGCTGAGGCACCGACTCTCAGTCCCTCGATCCACCACGTGGGCTGCTGGCATGGCTGGCTACGGCACGGGGAGTTCACCTCGTGCTGAGACCTTCGCTTTCCGCCTGACGCGAATCGCGCGTTGCGATGCTCGACCTTTCCTGCCCTGACTGGGAGGACCGCCTCCGCACCGGTCGCAGCCTTGTCCCATGCCTCGCGCACCTGCCGAACCCACAGATGGGCGAGCGTGCCGTGCAGGTGTTCAACCGCCTGCGGCTGTTCGACGTGCCAGGCACGCCGACGATGGAAGAGGCGGCGGGCGAGTGGTTTCGCGATGTCGTCCGTGCCCTGTTCGGATCTCTCGACCCCGTCACCCGCGCGCGGCTGATCCGCGAGGTCTTCATCCTCGTGGCCAAGAAGAACTTCAAGGCGTTATGTCTGGATACGCCAATCGCGACGCCGACGGGATTCACGACGATGCGCGACGTCAAGGTCGGCGATCTCGTGCTCGATGCCGAAGGGCGGTCGACGCCGGTCGTACGCAAGAGCGAGGTCTTCACGGGCCGCCCCTGCTTTGAGGTGGCGTTCAGCGCGGGCGAGCGGGTGGTGTGCGATGCCGATCATCTGTGGGTGACGGAGTGTGCCGGCGAGCGAAGCACGAAGACGACGGCAGCGATCATTGCGACGCTGCGCAGCGGAGCACGTCATTGGATTGCTAGGCCGGGCGATACGAGCTACGTGCACATCGTCGCCGTCCGTGAGGTCGAAAGCGTCCCAACCCAATGCATCGGCGTCGCAAGCGAGACGCACCAGTTCCTGGTCACGCGCTCGCTGATCCCGACGCACAACACCACCGGCGGCGCCCTGCTGATGCTGACCGCCCTGCTGCTGAACGAGCGCCCGCGAGCGCCGTTCCTGCTGACGGGCCCGGTCCAGAAGACCGCCGACGATGCCTTCGCGGCGATCGAGGGCGCGGTCGCGCTCGACAACGTCTTGAACAAGAAGATCCACGTGCGGGATCACATCAAGACGATCGTGCACCGCGAGACGCGGGCCAAGCTGGAGATCATGACCTTCGACCCGGACATCGTGACGGGCAAGAAGGTGGTGGGCGGCCTCATCGACGAGGAGCACTTGCTCGGCAAGATGCAGCGGGCCAACAAGTCCATGGTCCAGCTCCGCGGCGGCATGATGCCGTTCCCGGAGGCCTTCCTCGCGATCATCACCACGCAATCGGACGAGCAACCGGCAGGCGTCTTCGCGCAGGACCTGAAGAAGGCGCGTGAGATCCGGGACGGCAAGCGCCAAGGCAGGACACTGCCGGTGCTGTTCGAGTTCCCGGAGAGGATGCAGCAGGACAAGACGAAGCCATGGCGCGATCCGGCGAACTGGTTCATGGTCAACCCCAACATGGGCCGCTCGATCGCGCTCGAGGAACTGGTTTCAGCCTGCGCGGAAGAGGAGGCCAAGGGCGAGGCCGAGCTGCGCACGTGGGCCAGCCAGCATCTGAACATCCAGATTGGGGTGGCGATGCTGGCCGACCGCTGGGTCGGTGCCGACCTCTGGGAGGCCCAGGGGATGGCCGCGCTGAAGAATCTGGACGAGGTCATCCGCCGCAGCGAGGTACTGACGATCGGCATCGACGGCGGCGGCCTTGAGGATTTGCTTGGCATGACCGTGATCGGTCGGGAGCGCGAGACGCGCAACTGGCTGACGTGGAGTCACGCCTGGGCGGATCCGATCGTGTTCGACCGCCGCAAGGACATCGTGTCGAAGCTCGAAGACTTCATCGCCGACGGCGACCTGACCATCATCGAAGTCGGCAAGGACATGAAGGAGGTCGCCGACGTCGTCGAGAAATGCGAGGCCTCCGGTCTGCTGGAAAACATCGGCGTCGACCCAGCCGGCATCGCGGCGACCGTCAAGGCCATTACGGCGCGCGGCATCGAGATTGAGCGGATCGTTGGGATTCCCCAAGGCTGGAAGCTCATGGGGGCGATCAAGACGGTCGAGCGCAGCCTGAAGTCAGGAGAGATGTTTCACGGGGACACCAGACTGATGGCGTGGTGCGTGGGCAATGCGCGGGCGGAGCCTCGCGGCAACGCCGTGATGATCACGAAGCAGATCTCGGGATCGGGAAAGATTGACCCACTGATGTCGCTGTTCGACGCCGCCGCGCTGATGGCGATGGACCCGCAGCCAAAGACGAAGACCTTTCAGGTCTTCTTCGCGTAGGGCCCGATTCCCCGCCTAGAGGCGTCCTTGCGGATCTTCTCGCGCAGCCAATCGGTGCCGCCCAGGGCGTAGTACGTCTCCCACTCTGACGGGGTCAGACGAACGGTTGAGACTTTCAGGAGTTCCGCCGGATTCTTCCGCGGTCTTCCAATGATTCCAGGGGGATCGCCTTTCTTGCGGCGAATCCGCTTCTTCGCCGGCGGCGAGGTCTTGGCGGTCGGTGCGGCGGAGGAGGGGGTTGTGGGTGTCTTCTCGTCCATGACACTAAATGTATTCTAAAAACAAGGTTTTCGCAATCGCAAATGTGCGTAGACGAGTAGCACCGAACTGAACCCACGAGAACCAGGAAAACCCATCATGGGCATGCAGAACCCCTTGCTGATCAAGCGCTACACGGCCCAACGCTGGACGTCCGTGAACCCAATCCTTCCGGGCTTCGTGCTCGCAATGGAGACGGACACTCTCAAGATCAAGATCGGCAACGGCCGCACGCGCTACAACGATCTCGGCTACATCGCTGGCGGCGATCCAGGCGGCGGTGACGTAGGTGGTGAGGACGACGATGGAGGCCCCATCGTCGCATCAAGCGCCCTCATTGGTGCTGCGATACCGTCTGGGCCGGAACTCCTCACCAACGGCACCTTCAACGGCAACGCCGCGGGATGGACCCTGGGTTCCGACGTGGCCTACGGTGATCACAACGTCATATCTGCGTATGTCGATGGCGACGCGTCCGCCAGCGTGACGTTTGCATCTGTCACCGACAAGGACTACTTGATCACCTTCACGGTGTCCGATGTCGTCGGGAATGGGGTCGGAGTCTACTGTCACGAGAACAGGACCTCCACTTCGGCATACGGCCCGTATCTCGCCGGGACGCATACCGTTTTGATGAGGGCGAGCTACACAGGCACCGACACGATCGTCTTTGACGATGACATGTACGCCGAAGGGGATACGTGGACTCTTAGCGATGTTTCGCTCAGAGAGGCGTCAAACACTGATACGTTGGATTGGCTGGCGTTTGACGGACAAAGGCAAATCAAAGCAGTTCAGGCCAGAGATAGCATCGGTCTGGGGCGCGGAGCCCTGGCCATTTCTGACACTTTCTCGGACACCGCGATTGGCGTACTCGCTTTAAATAGCGGGGAGACAAGCGGAGACAACGTGGCCGTAGGGTACTCGGCAATGGCTTCCGCAAGCTGCAACTACAGCGTCGCTGTCGGCAACTACGCGCTTCGGAAATCGACCGTTCAAGGGAACACCGCTGTCGGGTGGGCTGCCATGGAAAATTGTGCGGGAGGTGACTACAACGTCGCAGTTGGTAGTTCCGCGTGTAGAAGAATCACTGGAGGCCGTCAGAACGTTGCAATCGGGGCCACCGCCCTCGCTGTTAACACGACAGGGGACAACAATACTGCGGTAGGCTACTCTGCTCTGTCCAGCAATGAGACGGGGGATTCTAACGTTGCAGTTGGTTGGGCAGCACTGGCAACTGCTACAGGAGTGAAGAACACCGTTGTTGGCGCCTACAGTGACTTTCTGACCACAGGAAGTTACAACACGATTCTGGGTGCTTATGTGATGAGTCTCCCCGGAGACACGACCGGCAATATCGTCATCGCGGACGGCCATGGCGGCATAAAAGCTCACTGGAATGGGTCGGCCTGGAGCTTTGCGACGGGTGTCTCCGGAAGCTTTACCACCGCTGACGGCAAGACCGTTACCGTCGTCGGCGGGTTGATCACCTCTATTGATGCGACGTAAAAGGACGCAGCCATGAGCGAGCAAACACAAACTCCCTTGGTTCCGGTGCCAAAGTCCCCTTTGGAAGCGCATATAGAGCGACGCAAGCAGCTTGGACTGCCGGTGCCGGAGCGATTCCAGGATAGCCCCCCTGCGCCACCTCCTGCGCCGACCTCGCCTGCTTGATCAAACCGCTGCTCTCACCCTTCCGAAACCCGCCATCTGGCGGGTTTCGTACTTTTGGAGTCCCAGTGAATTCCGGTGTCTACGAGATCCTCAACACGAGGAACGGCAAGCGTTACGTTGGGAGCGCCGTGGATATTCGCCGCCGATGGAACAAGCACCGACGTGATCTCGAAGCGGGAGCGCACTACAACCTACTGCTTCAAAGGTCTTGGTGCAAGTACGGATCGCCGGCCTTCGAATTCCGAGTGCTTCTCTTCTGCGCGCGCGAGCACTGCGTGATGTACGAGCAGATCGCAATGAATGCGCTGCGTCCTGAGCTGAATATCTTGCCAACGGCTGGGAGCCCGCTCGGGGTAAAGAGAAGTGCTGAAACACGCGCTCGCCATTCCATTGCGTCGAAGGGTCGTCGGTTAAGCGACGAGTCCAAGGCGAAGATCGCGGCGGCTCATCTAGGAAGAAAACATCCGCCCGAGTTTGGAGCGGCGATATCTGCTCGCAATACGGGCGTCCCTCGGCCAAAGTCTGACGAACACCGAAAGAAGCTTTCTGCTGCTCTCATGGGGCACAGGTTCAACGTCGGTATTCCAAAAAGCCAAGAACACCGGGACAAGTTGTCCAAGGCTCGAAAAGGCGTACCTAACCCGAAGAATGTTGGAAACAAAAGCCGAACGGGCATGAAAACAGATCGGGAAATTGTGGAGCGCCAACGTGCCAGCTTGAGGGCGTACTGGCAGCGCAAGAAAGCAGCTGCTGCGACAGGTGAATCAGGGAAAGAGACGGCCGCATTGATTCCGGAGGTGCTCGAATGAATCGCGCATATTCAAGACTTTCAATTAAAACAGTCAGTGATGCTGGAGGCCAGCGTCGCTTTACTGGTATCGCCTCGACCATTACCGCAGATCGCATGGACGACATCGTCATGCCTCGCGGCGCAAAGTTTAAGTTGCCGCTTCCGCTGCTCTTTCAGCACAACGCGCGCGAACCGATCGGCTGGGTCAGGGCCGCCCGCGTATCCGACACGCAGATCGAAGTTGACTGCGAACTCCATAACGAAAAGGATCCGGGGCGTCTCAAAGACCGTCTTGATGAGGCTTGGCATACCATTCGCGCCGGCCTCATTCAGGGCCTTAGCATTGGATTCGATCCAAAGAAATACGAACCCATAAAGGGCTCCTACGGCTTCAAGATAGACGAATGGGAATGGCTTGAGTTAAGCACAGTCACCATTCCAGCTCAAGCAGAAGCCAACATCCAAACCATCAAATCTTTCGACGAGCGACAGCGGGCCGCGCTTGGCCACAAAGCTGATCCGCCTGTCGAACGAAGTCGCCCCGGCGCTGCGGGGCACCCAGAGCGAGCCGCCTCTTCAGGCGGCTTTTCTTTTTCCCGTGGCCATAAAGGCGACAACACCATGAAGACGATTAAGGAATTGCGGGAAGCGCGCTCCGCCAAGCACGCGCGCATGAAGGAACTGGTCGAACTCTTCGAGCAGGCCGACCACGACACCACGGACGAGGAAACGGCGGAGTACGACGGCCTGAAAGCCGACATTTCGCAATTGGACAAGGACATCCGTATCGCCGAGTTCCACCAAATGAATGCGAGCGCCGCCAAGGGCGTTGATGGCGGCAGCAGCGAGCGTGCGGCGGCCAGCCGCAGCGGCATGAGCTTCGTGCGCAAGCAGGACCCGGACGACAAGTTCAAGGGCCAGTCCTACATCCGGGGCGTGATTGCCAAGCTGCTCGCATACAACGCGGGACCGGGTGCGTCGCCGTCGGCGATGGCCCAGGCGCGTTGGGGCAAGAGCCACCCCAACCTGTGCATGTGGATCAAGGCCAACGAGGTGCCGGCCGGCGGCACTGACGCAGGCGAGTGGGGCTCCGAGCTGGTGGCGGTCGACGGGCGATTCACCGGCGACTTCCTTGAATACCTGTACGGCATGACCGTCTTCGATCGACTGCCGCTGCGCCGCGTGCCAGCGAACATTGCGATCAAGGGCCAGGACGGCGCGGCGACTGGCTACTGGGTGGGCCAGTCGAAGGGCATCCCGATGAGCAACGCCGGCTTCTCAAGCGTCGACCTTCGGCCGTTGAAGGTGGCGGCGCTTACGGCCGCCTCGAACGAATGGTTCGAGGACGCCACGCCGGACGGCGAGCAACTGTTGCGTGACGCGCTGGGCGAGGCCAGCGCGCAGCGCATTGACCAGACGTTCCTGTCTGATGCCGCAGCGGTGCCAGGAGTCTCGCCGGCGGGGATCCTCAATGGCGTGACTGCGATCCCTTCTACGGGCACCGACGCTGACGCGGTGCGAGCGGATATTTCTGCTCTGTACGCGCCGTTCATCGCCGCGAAAAACAGCTCGGGGCTTTACTTCGTCTCCACGCCGACCGTCGTGAAGTCGCTGCAACTGATGCGCAATGCGCTCGGCCAGCGCGAGTTCGACACGGTGGCGGCCGGAACGCTCGAGGGCGATACGCTAGTCAACGGCGACAACGTTGCGGACGGGAACCTGATCCTGCTGAAGCCGAGCGACATCTGGCGCATCGGCGACACCGGTGTCCGGGTGGAGGTGTCGCGTGAGGCAATGATCGAGCAGTCGACGGCACCGACCGGTGCGACCGACACACCGGTGGCCGCCTCGCAGTACTTCACCTCCATGTTCCAGGAGGAGTCGACGGCCATCAAGATCGTGCGCCGGATCAATTTCGGCAAGCGTCGCCCCGGCTCCGTGCAGTACGTGAGCGGCGCGTCGTACGGGGCAAGCGCCACGACCTGATCTCGCGCTTTCACCTCCGTTGCCATGACGGAAGTTGCGGCCGCTTCGCGCGGCCGCTTTTTTTGAGGTGCACGTTCATGAAAATCACGATGGAGTCAATCGAGGCGCATCGCTACGGCGGTGTGCTGTTGAAGCCGGGCGAGAAATTCCAGGTCAACGGACAACGCGACGCTCGATTGCTCGCCGCGCTCGGCAAGGCGAAGGAAGTCACCACGGAACCGGCAGAAGCTCCTCGCTTCGTGCCGGCCATCGGATCTGCCGACATGAAGAAAAAGGCGGCCAGCGAGGCCCCACCGCCGACCAAGAAGGTCGCCGCGCTGGAGACGGCTGCCCCCCGGCTGCAATCCGCTTCAAGCGCGCAACCCGAGCCTGCGCCTGCGCCCGCCCCGGAGCCTGCCCCCGCGCCAGCGCCAGCACCGGAGCCGGCTCGCGAACCCGTGCCAGCCCCGGCTCCGACGACTGACAGCGCAGTCGCCGGCTTGTCGAGCAAGGATGCGACGGGGAAGCGGCCGCCGTACAAGCGGCGCGATCTGACTGCCGAGGAGTGAACCGTGGGCGACGAGCAAGATCGCCCCGTGCGATATCTCGACGAGCAGCCGCTTACGGTGGAAGTGCAGCGGCTGTCGTTGAAGCCGGGCGATCTTGTCGTCGTCTCGGTGCTGGACATGATCAGCTTTGAGATGGCCGAGCGGCTGCGTGCGCTGGTGGCCAAGAGGGTGCCCGGGCACGACGTGTTGGTGCTCGCCGGAGGCGTGCGCATTGGCGTGCTGGAGCAGCCAAACACCGGATCCACACACTGATGAGCAAGAAGAGCAGGCGAGCCTTCCGATCACGTCAAACGGCGAGACATCCTGCAACGGTGAAGGCCGCGTCGCCAACGTCGTTCCTGCAAGGCGTCGACGACAGCCGCGGCTGGTTCGTGGTCCATGACTGGAAGCCGGGTGCCTGGCAAGCCGACGTGGAGCCGCTGTCGATGGATCGGATGATGTCGCATCCGACGGCATTCGCCTGCATGACGCTGATCGCCGGGGACATTGCAAAGCTGCGCGTGAAGCTGGTCGAGAGGACGTCTGACGGAATCTGGATCGAAATCACCACTCCCGCCTTCTCGCCGGTTCTGGCCAAGCCGAACGGATTCCAGACGCGGCAGCAGTTCATCGAGTACTGGCAGCTCTCGCTGCAATCGCGTGGCAACACGTACGTGCTCAAGGAGCGCGACGGCCGCAATGTCGTCACGGGTCTCTATGTGCTGGATCCGACCCGCTGTCACCCCCTCGTGGCACCTGACGGCTCCGTGTACTACGGGATCGGGCGGGATGACCTGTCGCACGTGCCGGATGACATTGAGGCCATCCCGGCCAGCGAAGTCATCCACGACCGCTTCAACTGCCTGTTCCACCCCCTGGTCGGCGTCGCACCGCTGTATGCGTGCTCGCTCCCCGCGACGCAGGGCACGAAGATCCTGCGTCATTCCGTGCGTTTCTTCGAGAACATGTCCCGCCCCAGCGGCTTCCTGACCGCGCCGGGTCAGATCAGCGACGCGACGGCGAGGCGGATCAAGGAGCAGTGGGAGAGGAACTACGGCGGCGACAACGTCGGCAAGGTCGCGGTGCTCGGCGACAGCCTGAAGTACGAGCCGATGACCATGAAGCCCGTCGACGCGCAGCTTACCGAGCAGATCAAGCTGAGCGATGAGCAGATCTGCCGCGCGTTCCATGTCCCGGCCTTCAAGGTCAACGTCGGGCCGACACCCACGTACCAAAACGTCGAGGTGTTGGACCAGATTTACTACAAAGACTGTCTGCAGAAGCTGATGAAGGCGATGCAGACGTGCTTGAACGATGGGCTGGGTCTTGATGCGATCGTCGGTCGCACATTGGGCGTCCACTTCGACCTCGACGATCTCCTGCTCATGGACAGCTCCACGGCGGTGAAGTCGCTCAACGAGGCGGTGGGTGGGGGGTGGATGGCGCCCGACGAAGCGCGCGCCAAGCGCAACTTGCCCCCGGTGCCGGGCGGTGCCTCACCGTACATGCAGCAGCAGCAGTTCTCCCTTGAAGCGCTGGCCGAGCGCGACAGCAACAAGCCGTTCGCCAAGCCCGCTGCGCCGCCACCGGCCACTCCCGCACCTCCGGCGAATGATCAGGCCAAGCGGATTGATGAACTCGTCGAGAAGCTGAAGCGAATTGAGAAGGACGAGGCGGACCTCGAAGCGTTTGCCAAGGACTTCACGGCGCATTTCGAGCAACTGGAGATGGTCGATGACTGATCAAGTGATGTATGTCCAGGCCGAAGGAGAGCCGGGTCAACGCGGCAAGCCCGGCAGGCCCGGCAGGAGCGCCTACGAGTTGGCCTGCGACGCCGGCTTCCGCGGCACCGTGCCGCAATGGTTGGAATCGCTAAGACAGAAAGGCGATCCGGGTCCGCCGGGGCCGCCGGGTCACGATGCCACGCTCGTGCCCAGCCTCGCGATGTTCGAACGGGACGAGCAGAGGCGCACGGAACGTGTGACGCTCATCGAACGCGACACTGGCGAACTGTTGGCCACCATCACGCCGATCCGCGACCAGATCACGGGGCTGATGGAGGCCGCCGAGATCATTCCCGCCTGAAACGAGATCTGCGATGCCGCTGAAACACGGAACCAGCAATAAAACCTTCGTCCACAACCTGAAGGCCGAATTGCGAGCAGGCAAGTCGAAAAAACAGGCACTTGCCGTTGCCTATTCCATCAAGCGCAAGGCTGCGGCCAGCAAAGGGCGACGCCGTCGCTGAAGGCGCTTTCATCGATCTATCTAGGAGATCATTCCCATGGCGGCAACAGTGCAGATCGTCGAGAAGAACGGTGCGGGCGCCACCGCAACGGACAAAACCTCCGGCACGATCAGATTCAAGAACGCCGACGATTCGAACGTCGACTTGAACAACCCGATGGTCAAGCCGAATTCGGGAACCGACTTCAGCTTCGAGAAATGGCTGAGGCTCAAGGTCACCGGCGGGACGTACCAGCAGATCACGAACATCAAGGCCTACAGCGACGGCGCCAACAATCTCGGCACAGGCGTCGGCTTGTATGCCAAGGTAGTGGCCAACTACGCGACGCCGGCAGAAGCGACAGCGACCACGGGCTACACCGACTTCTTCACCTACAACAGCGGCGCGGCCCTGTCGCTTGGCGCCGGCCCCTACACCGGCACCGGCGAAATGGGCAGCCATCTGGTGATGATGCTCACGGTCGACAACACCGCGAGCGGGGGCGTGACGCCATCTGAGACGCTAACGGTGAGCTGGGACGAAATCTAGACCGTATGTAGAAGAAAGATCGCTATGAATTCAGAAGAAGACGTCGAAGCGTACGCCGAGTTTCCAAGTCCTCCACCGTTCGAGATCCTCGAAAAGGACGGCCAAAAGATCGCTTCCAATGGCGAACGTCAGGTCATCTTGCTCGATCCAGAAGGCCGCATGTTCAAACGCCGCGCAATCAAGCGAGCCGGCAGTTCGCAGGCAGAAGCCGTCGAATGGTGCGTCGTTGAGCTTAACGGCGTTCGCGTGTACGTCGATGGCGAGAACGTGGTCGTCACCACGCTCGATCTGCAGCCGTAATAAATCAAGGACAAGTTGAATGGCTGACAACGTAAGCCTGCCGGCCAGCGCAGGCAAGGCGGCTTCACGCGAGGTCTCGTATTCCGGCGAGACGGCCCAATTGCAGGCGATCTGCGTGGCAACGGTGGCTGGAGCGGATGACGCGAAGACGGCCACCGACGTCTCGTCGACCAACCCGCTCCCAGTCAACCATAACCAGGTCGGCGGGACGAACGTCGACGCGTTTCCGGCCGGCTTTCAGTTCGTGACCGATGAGCCGACACAACTGTTCTACGATGCATTTGACTCGCTGGATACGACGAATCGTTGGTTCACGGCTACAGCATCCGGCGGTGGGGTGGCGGCAGCGGTGTCTGCGGGTGCAGCGACACTTGGCTCGGGCACGACGGCGAACGGCTACTCCTACTTCACCAGCCGCGCGACCTTTATACCGACGGCTCCTGCTTGGGTCGGCGCAAGCTTCGTGGTCAAGATCGAGAGTGCCGTTGGTAACAATGCCGTGCGCTTCTGGGGCATTGGGATTGTTGGCGGAACCCCAAGCAGCACGAATCCGCTCGGAACCACTGGCAACGGATTCGGCTTCGAGCTCGACACATCGGGCGTGCTGCAGGCGGTGGTGTACAGCAACGGCACGCGCAATGTCGTGGCGAGTCTGGCGTCGCTTCAGCCGGCTGACGCGAACTATCACCGCTACGTCGTTTACTTCCGCACCGACCGCATCTATTGGTTCATAGACGGGCAGGGGCCCGCGCAGCTCGGGGCGACGGCCAGTTTCGTGTTCCCGCAGGTGCAGACACTGCAGGTGTTGATGCTTGCGGTCGCTCATAGCAGTGCGCCGGCCGCCTCGCGCATCATTGACTGCACCGAGGTTGCCGTGTTCAACACCGGCAAGCAGAACGTTTGGATCTCGGATCCGACGTATCCGTGGCGCCGGGCGAGCGTCAACACCAGCAATGCGCTTTCCGTGACGATCTCCGCGACCGCAGCCGCGATTGCCAAGGCCGAGGATGTGGCCAGCGTAAACGCTGACGTTGGTGTTCCGGCGATGGCAATACGGCAAGCAGCGCCGGCAAACACCTCTGACAACGAAGGCGACTACGAGATGCTGCGGATTGCAGCGGGTCGCCTATGGGTGAGCGGGGACAACACATCGGGCGACGTTGCGCACGGTTCGGCGGACAGCGGCAACCCGCTCAAAATCGGTGGCGTCGCGCGGACAGCGAACCCGACCGCCGTGGCAGACGGGCAACGCGTCAATGTGATGTGCGACAAGGTCGGGCGTCAAGTCGTCTCGCTGGGGCAGGCTCGGGAACTGACAGGTAACCAGGTCACGACGATCGCCACCAATACGGAGACCACCGTTGTCAATGCGGCAGGTGCAGGCGTGTATGCGGACCTGACTGCATTGGTTATCACCAACAGTTCGAGTGCCGCCGTAACGCTGTATTTGAGGGACGCGACGGGCGGCACGACACGCGGCATCTACGATTTGTCAGCGTTCGGTGGCATTGTGATTTCCTTCCCGACTCCAAAAACGCAGAGCAGCCCGAACAACAATTGGACGCTTACACCGAGCGTCGCAGTCTCGTCTATCAACGTGACTGCCGAGTACGTTTTGAACGTCTGACGCAGCAGTGTCAACAAAGCTTTACTTTGGTCGCGGCAGCTCCGATGTGATCAGCGCCGCGCCGTTTGACGAGCAGTCAGGTTTGACGCCGTATAGCTTCCTTCGGCCCAGGCCGTTTATGATTTGGCTTCCTATGGGGCGCCAGCCCGCATTGTGGGATGCTGCCGACCTCTACTGGAGTGTCACAACCGCGAGTAACACGTTTTCTCAGACCGCTCTGATGATGGGTTGCGTCTCACCCTCGTTGAGTGGAAGTGGCACGATTGGAGCCACGACCGCGCTCTACGTCGCCAGTAGGCGGTTTTCGTCCTCAACGAATTTTTGGATCAATGCCCTTAATGCGTACGTATGGAGACCAACAACCGGTACGAAAGTTGGAACGATCATAAACAACGTTCGGCAGCCTTCAATCCCAGGATGGGTCGGGCCTACCTTAGGTAATTCAGGACCGACGTGGATCGGTCAGACCGAGACGGCGTTTTACCCTAACATCGGTAGCGCGCCAGTCAACTACCAAGCTGGCGATTGTATCGTCGCCGAAGTGTGGGCGAAGTTTTCTCAGAGCAATCCAGAATCGTCCGTCTGCGAGTGCCATTACGGCGGCTCGCACGAAGAGCTGATGAACAACGCGGTGATCGGGCCCGAGGGGTGTGCCTCGTTCATTGCGTTCTACGAAGACGTCTTGTTTGCAACGGAACGGCCGATTAAAAACTCTCTGATGATGAAGGGGTACGGGGTTTGAGATACGCGCGAGTCGAGTTCACCGCGACGGGTGCCACCGCTTACCAGGAGATCGACGTATTCAATCGCGTTGTCCGAGTGACGGATGAGGATGGCAACACCGTCGATGTCGGGAATCAGGTCGAGTACCGCGTGCTTGAGTACGACGTCCCGGTGCCGGCCTACGCAAGCCCACCGCCAGCCCCCCCTCCACCGCCTCCTGCACCCGACTTCCGGATCACCCGCCTTGCCTTTCGGAACCGCTTCACGATGCCGGAGAAGGTAGCGATAGAAATGGCCGCTCTGGACGATTTCTCGGCACCCATGGAAGCTCGCGCAAGGGCGGCGACGCTTCGTGCCTACATCAAGGACATGGAAGCGGCTTCAGCAGTGGATCTGACGCACGAGGCCACGCAGGCCGGCGTAAGGATGCTCGAAGCGGCCGGCCTTATTGCGAATGGGCGCGCGGACGAGATCTTGAATACCGACATCCTCGACCTTGAGCGACTCATTTGAGAGTCTTGTAGATGTCCTTGTTACTGCTGTTGCGCGGGGCGCCCGCCCCTGCACTCAGCGCGACATCCAGCCTATCGGCGGCGGTGCGGGCAGCCAAAGCGGCTACGGCATCCCTGCAGACGGCCGTTCGGCAAAGCAGGGCCGCTGGTACCAACGTCAGCGCTGCGGTACAGGTCACCCGAACGGCCTCAACATCGCTGGCCGCGGCAGTGCGGGCGGCGCAATCCGCACAGGCCAGCTTGGCCGCTGCGGTTCGCGCAGCGCGGACCTCGACGGCTTCGGCGTCAGCCGCCGTGCAGACGAAAGGAACGGTGACCGCGAGCGTGAGTTCCGCGGTGCGGGCAACCCGGACATCCCAGGCCTCGCTCGACGCTGCACTCCGGTCAAACCGCTTTGCGCTATCGACGCTCACCGCCGCAATACAAGCCAGCCGCGCCGGCATGAGCTCGATCGAGGCGGCCGTGAGGACCACGGCCACGAATTACGCCAGTGTGAACGCTGCGATCGCAGTTCGTCGGTCGGCGAGCCTCAGCGTGGGCGCTGCTGTGCAGCGGATGGTGTCGACGCAGACCGCCGTCGGCGCAGCGATCCAACGGGCACTGAATGGCAGCGCGACGCTTTCGGCGGGTGTGCAGGCAACGTTGAGCGCCGCTGCAAGCGTGAACGCAGCCGTGCAGGCTGGGAGAACCATCAACCCGGCGCTCGATGTTGCAGTCCTGGCTCCTGCGCTCTTAAACGCGAACCTCAACGCGTTCGTCCAGGCGGCGGCGACCGCTGGCGCCGCGCTTGATGCGGCAGTGAGGGCTCCGCAGTCGGCGAGCGGTGAACTCGACGTCGCCATCCAGGCGCTGCGACACACTGCAGCGAACCTCTCCGCGGCCATCCAGGTCGCCCGCGGCAGCTCGGCCAGCATGGATGCGGCCATACAAGCCGCCCAGGCCACTGCTGTAGCGCTCTCGTCGGTGATCCGCTCCGGACGGGCAGCGCAGACGCTCGTCGAGGCGGCGATCAGGGAGACGCGCACGGCCGGCGCATCGTTGATGGCCGCAGTGCAGCGCGAGCGCTTGACGCAGGCTCAGGCCAGTGCCGCTGTGCAAGAAGTTGGACATGTCACGGTGTCGGTTGCCGCTGCGGTGCAGGCGGCGAGCGCGGTCGTGAGCACGCTGAATGCGTTCGTATTCGCGGAGACCACAGCGGTCTACGCAGAGTTGAATGCGGCGTTGATGGTC